AAATAAATGCGGTGAAATCACTGTGCAAGATGTAGTTGTTAAGCCTAAGAAAACACAAAGCGTTGAGCGTGTTCTTAATCGTGCGTTTACACAGGTATTGTTCAACGGACGTCAACGCATCGAACCCACTGACGTATTTGTTGCCATGATGGGCGAAAAACGTAGCTGGGCATACTTCTACATTGCAAAAGCTGGCATCGATAGAGATAAATTTGCTGACTTCTTGAACAACAGTTCAGACGAACCTGAGGAAGAATCTCAGCAAGAAGGCAGTCAGCCAAGCAAAGCTCTACAGGCATTTACTACAAACTTAAATGCCCAAGTAGAAAAAAATAAAATCGATCCAGTTATTGGAAGAATTGACGAACTAGAAAACATTGCACTTGCAATGGGTCGACGCAATAAGAACAATGTTATCTTAGTTGGAGATCCGGGTGTAGGTAAGACTGCCATAGCAGAAGGACTAGCCTACAATATTGTCAAGGGTGCTGTTCCGGACTTCTTAAAAGACTACACTGTTTATAATTTAGATATTTCAGCTATGTTAGCTGGATCTAAATATCGCGGAGACTTTGAAGAACGCTTTAAAGCAGTTATCAAAGCTCTTCAAAAGAAAGGTAAGACTGTCTTGTTCATTGACGAGGCACACATGATATCTGGCGCAGGATCTGCTGGTAACTCAGCTAACGATCTTGCCAACATGATGAAGCCTGCATTGAGCAAAGGCAATATTAAAGTTGTAGCATCAACTACTTGGGAAGAATATCGCAAGCACTTTGAAAAAGATCGTGCATTGATGCGCCGTTTCCAACGCATTACTGTTGACGAGCCTACAATCGAAGTTACTATGCAGATCCTTAAAGGCATTAAGAAATACTACGAAGGATTTCACAATGTTAAAATTAAAGACGATGCATTACATTCAGCAATTAAACTGAGTGTTAAGTATCAGACAGATAAGAAGCTTCCAGACAAGGCAATTGATTTGATTGACTTGGCTTGCAGTCGTTTCAACCTTAAACTTGCAGATGAGCGTGTTATTACTGAACGTGAGATACAGTACGAACTTGCTAAGATGGTTCAAATTCCTGAAGAACAAGTTTCAGAAACTGAAAGTGCAAGTATTTCTAAATTGCAGGACAACGTCAGTGCAGATGTGTTTGGGCAAGACACTGCTGTTGAAGAAATTGTGGATAAAATTATTGTTGCACAAGCAGGACTTAAAAGTGAAAACAAACCTGTTGGATCTTTTATATTCATGGGCCCAACTGGTTGTGGTAAAACTGAAACTGCCAAGAGCTTGGCCAAACACTTGGGTGTTAAATTGCTACGTTTTGACATGAGTGAATATCAAGAGAAGCATAGTATATCTAAGTTAATTGGTAGTCCGCCAGGATATGTGGGCTTTGAAGAAAATGCCGGCTTGTTGATTACGCAGATTCAAGAAAATCCAAATGCTGTTCTATTATTTGACGAAGTTGAAAAGTCACACCCAGATGTCAGCACAGTATTACTACAAATCATGGACAACGGATTTATCACCGGATCAAATGGTAAGAAAGCTGACTGTCGCAACATTGTGTTGATTCTCACTACCAATGCAGGCGCACAGGATGCTGAAAAGAATACAATTGGTTTTGGATCACAAAGTAAAGACTACAGCGATAAAGATTTGAAGAAATTCTTTACTCCAGAGTTTCGCAATCGTCTTGATGCAGTTATTACGTTTAATAAACTTAATAAAGAAACAATGGTCAAAGTTGTTACCAAGTTCATTGACGAGTTGCGTGAGCAAGTTAAAGAAAAAGGCATTCGTATCAAAATCAACAACGAAGCTACCAACTGGCTTATTGCCAAGGGGTTTGATAGTAAGATGGGTGCTCGTCCACTGCAACGTGTTATTGACAAGGAAATTAAACGTGACCTTGCTCGTATGATGTTGTTCGGTGACCTTAAGAACGGCGGTTGGTTAACTATCTCTATCAGCGAAGATAAAATAGCACTAGTTGCCAAGGGCAAAGCATCCAAGGTGCCAATGCTAGCTATTGAAACTACTGATCATGCAGTTCAAGCAGACTAAAAAGTTATTTTATGGAAAGTACCAGTACAAAATTGTATTGGTATTTTCTGGTGCTCATTTATTTAGAAACGCACCTAGCGATGTCATTGCTGACCGCATAAAAAATGTAAAATTAGAAACTGATGTGTATGCTAGAAAACGGTGGACTATCAAAACTGAAGAAGAGTTGCAATATGCTATCAAGTTAGAGCATGTTCTTTCTACGTTAGATAGTATAGAGATACGTGTGGAAACTCCGTGGGTCACTGTATACACTAACAACAAGCGAGATGTTGACAAGTTGACCAACTTGGACAAATCTCGAGTAAAGTATATTTGCCAGCCAGCAACCGGCACAACTTTAGAAGAAAACACAGTTATTTTACCTAAGATAAAGTACGATTATAGGGTAACGCTGGGTAAAACTTCGCAAGAATACAGCACTTTTATCACATGGGCCAGTACTAATTCCAAGATAAAACTAACTAAATCCTGTAAAATTCAGCTGTTACGAAATAATAGCTGGGGTGGAAGTTACTTTTATATAACAGGCGATAATAATCTGCTTATGGCAAAAATGCATCTCAGTGGTATAATTTCTAAAGTTGAGCGAGTCGTAAACGAAAAAGCCTAAACAGTAATTGCGTTTTACGATAAATACTCTAAAGGCGAGCATCTATCGCCATACATGTAATTTTTGTTAAAACCGGGCTTTATAATGCGTATACGTGAACTATTAGAAAATAAATTCTTCAAAGATTTAGATTTTGTTAAATCTACTGAAAAAGGTAGAGAACTGGACTTTGACTTGGTAGAAGACTTGACTCACTTCATGAACTATGACGATGATGTGTATCGACGCCATGTTTACCCCAGCATTGCTAGATGTTTAGATCGTTCCAATAGTAAACGTTCAATAAATCCTGACATTTTTAAACCAGCAGTTGAGAGTAGCTATAAAGCATACGTTAAAAAATTCCCCATACGTGAACTGCCAGAGTCGTTGGATGAAAAAACTGTCAACAGTATTTGCAAAAAGATGCAGGAAGACTTTAAGCAACACTTAGCCGATGGCAAGTACAAGGACTAAGTGTGTTACTAAGAGAATTGTTCTATCGTGAAGCGGCTGCTCCTGTTGATGACAGCATGGAAAAATATGGACGGCCGTTTAATCACCCGGAACATTTGGTATTTTTTAAAGGTTCCAACGGAACAATAGAGGCACTTAATCATTTTAAAGAAATAGCGACTGAAACAGAAGGCAACACAACAGTGCGCGGTAAATGGGACGGCAATCCACAAATATATTGGGGCAGAGAAGTTGCCAACGGTCCGTTAATTTTAGCAGGACACAATCAATGGAGTCGCGGTGTTAAAGGCGACAGCAAAGAAGCAGTATACGATTTTATTGCTAACCAAAGCGGTAAGGCAAAGACTCCTGAGGAAGTAAAACAACGTCGGCAGTTTGCTAATGAATTTGCCAACTTGTATCCGTTGTTTGATGCGGCAACTCCTAAAGACTTTGTTGGGTTTGTGTATGCAGATAATTTGTTTGGCGTTGATTCTTCAAACCCTAAGCGATTAGAAAAACAACAAGGCTATTCTAAAGGTGTTTGGACTTTTTGTCCTAATCCCAAATCTGATACTTGCTATCATGTGGATGCCGCTGGTGATTTAGGACAACGTATTAGCAAAGCACAAGTTATGGTGGTTGGCCATGCTATGTTTGATACATTCGGTGCCGATGATAGAGAACAACAGCCCATGGATGACTTTGACATGTTCAATGGCACCAGCGGATTAATTGTACAGGGGCCAGTGTATACCAAAGGCGGTACTGGTCAAGATACTTCGCAAGTTGACGAATTAATTGATTATGTAATAGATGAAGTAGAGGGCGTTGGCGCTAACCTTGATGCGTTTATTGGTAGCTTGCCTGATCCAGATAAGAATGGAATTTTCTATCCGTTCTTTAATGCCATGAGTAATCTACATGCTAACAATGAACAAAGTTTTGACAGCATCACAGGAAAAACGTTCACTGATTGGATGGCCAAGAAGGGTGTAAGTAAGAATAAACAAGCACACATAATTGAAATGATCAAGCAACATCCTGGCGCATTTGATTCCATGTTAACACTAATTAAAGATATTCGCAATATGAAAGACGAAGTGTATGCCGCGTACCAAAGTCAAGGTCGGCCTGAGATATGGGAGACTAACGGTGAAGGCTATGTTCGCTATGCTCAACCAAACCATAAATATGGTAATATAAAAATTGTTCCGACTACTTGGGCACCTGGGAAGAAATCAGCATGAAGTTAAGAGAAATGTTTGAAAGCGAAAAACCAGACAATAGTATAAAAACTATTGGAATTTCGTTTGGGCGATTCAATCCTCCGCACAAAGGTCATGCGGGGGTGTGGAAAGCCGCTAGTAAGAATCCCATTTGGTATGTAGGTACTAATGATAGTACATCTGGTGCTAAAGACCCCTTGCCATATGATGTCAAATTGCAGTGCATGGCCGCAGTATTTCCAGCAGTTGCAGGGCATGTAGTTCCTGAACAAAGTTTATTAACATTAGCAACCAGTGTTTATGACAAGTATGGTGAAAATGTACATTTAAAAGTGTACACTGACGAAACTTGGTTAGCTGATGTATTGGTCAAATACAACGGTGCTGAAAGTGAACACGGTATGTACAAATTTAAGCATATCGAACATGTTGCAACAGAGCGATTAGCAAGTGCAACTAATTTACGTGCGGCTGTTAGATCAGGCAATCGCAAAGAATTTTATAAAGACATGGGAGTTAATCCTAGTGTAACAGTTGAAGTTGATGGGGAAGATAGGCCTATATTTGATGTGGTTGCTTATTATTTAAATCAGTATCCAGAAAAAGTTAAGAAAGCTGTTAAAGCAAAAGAAGATGCCGCGGGTGTTGGTATTATTACCAAACAAAACACCACAGTGGATGTGAACAAGAATACTCCTAAGAAAAATCTTCGTGCATTTCGTCTAGCTGAACAGATCAAAGAAATGGAAAAAGAATTGCAAGAAGGCAAGACTGACAAATTTAAAAACATTATGAAACACTCGGGACTAGAAGCTCGCCGATATGATGATTCTGATACGTATTATGATATGTATAGATTAGGCATTGCTATGGCCAGTGGTGGAAAGTCACTTAGTCGAGGCATAGTTAGCGATTCTCCCAGCATTTGGATACGCAATGATGTAGAAGCCGAGATTGTTAATAAGGCAGAAAAAGATTTAGGAAAGAAAGCCACCCGCATAATTCCCAAAGGGCCAAGCGAAGAAATAAAATCAATCAATACAGCCAGCCCAGTAGCTAAACCAAAACGAAATCAATACGGAGTATAACGTGGACGAAAAATATCACTTAGCATTAAAAACAACATTTGCCAGCGAATATGCATTTGCTATCAAAGCGCAGAATTTTCATTGGAACGTAGAAGGTCCATTGTTTGTGCAACTACACGATTTGTTTGAACGCATTTATACAGAAGTATACGGAAGCATTGACACGTTTGCAGAAGAACTACGTGCTTTACAAATATACACTCCTGCTAGTTTATCCAAGTTCAGTATGCTGACTAAGGTTGAAGATGAAAATTCAGTTCCTGAATTTCAAGACATGTTACGTGAACTGTTAGCTGATAGTGATAAAATGGCCAATATGTTTAAGATAGTGTTTGCCATGTCTGAAGAAGCTGGCGATCATGGACTAAGCGATTTCTTAGCAGGCCGACAAGATGCACATAAAAAACACAGCTGGATGTTAAGGGCAAGTTTAAAATGAAACAATATAGGATCACAACACAGGATCTAAATCAAAGTGCAGATGACGATTGTTATCTTGATCCTAATGATCCTATACATGAATTAAAAGCACTGGCTGGACTTGGTGGTTTAGGCGGTGAAGCAAGATTGCATGAATATCGTGCTGGTCTAGGCAGTAACATCAGCGTAACTGGTGATAACAACGGCGAGATACAGCGTAAGAATAATATTAAACCAGGAACTCCTGAATGGTTCAAGTTATGGTTTAGTTTACCATACATGACTGGGGAGAAAAAATTATGAAAATGACAGAGTTAGATACTAGTGTTCGACAAGATATTGTAGAAGGGTGGAGTCAAAAATACAAAAGCAGTATCAATTGCAGTCATCCTAAAGGGTTTAGTCAAAAAGCTCATTGTGCTGGCAAGAAGAAGCACAACGAAAGCATTGAGATGGAAATGGTTTGCGAAGATTGCGGTATGTGCCAATCACACGGCACTCTTAATGAAATTAAGAAAGGACAAAAAGACAGCAATGGCTTTACCAAATGCTGGCCTGGCAAACACGCAGAAGGCACAAAGAAGGGCAAGAATGGTAAACCAGTAAGAAACTGTGTGCCTAACGAAGGTGTAGCGGAGGGCCGCCGTGATTACAATGACCTTCGTGATACTGGATTCGGCCGTCCTGAAAGAGACATGGATGACGAATCTAACTTGCTATACATTTATACAGATGGCAGAGTTAAGCAAAAGATGGTTTCTAATCGTGTCGAACGCGAAGCTCGTGCTCAAGGGTACAGAGATACGCCCGAACAAGCATTAAAAATGCATGGTATTGTTAAGAGCAAATTTAAACCAGGCAAGTGGGTTCAAAAACAAGGCGATAGCTGGGTTACAGTATATCCGTTTGGAAAACCTGACGAATTGCAAGAATTTGCCAGCGCACCTGGAAATATGACTACTGCGGCTAATGTAGGTGTAGGTGCTGTATATAAGAATAAACCAGTAAAACAGCCTAAAAACAAAGACGGTACTGCTAAGAATGCCCTTGATATGAAGGGTGCCAACCTATTGGGCGGCGGCAGCATCAAAAGATAAATATTACAAGTTAACGGAGTTACAAACATGTCAGATCAAATGAACCCAATGGGACCAGCAGAGCCAGAAATCATGTCGCAAGACGCGGAAGATGTAATTGGATTACAACCCGGACAGTCCGATCGCGAAGGTGCAATGGCCAAAGCTGATTTATACAAAATTGCAAACTATTCACACAAGCTGTTTAAACAGATCAATGATGAAGATCAGATGGAAGCCTGGGTACAAGCTAAAATTACCAAGGCCGCTGACTATATTGCATCCGTTTATCATTATCTTGAATATGAAATGAAGTTTAGCCAGTATGGCCAAGCTCTTGAAGACAGTGGAGTTTATAGTGAAAGCCAAAAACAAGCAATTAAAAATCGCTTGATGGAAGCC